AAGGTGCAGCTTACTATCTATCTGCATGTATTAGGGCTAGATATGGGTATTATTATTTATGAAAGAAAAGACGATTCTGAAACAAGAATGTTTAAAGTAACACGTAATGATGAGTGGTGGGATGTGATAAGTAAGCAGTCAAAGCTTATGATGTCTATGTTTGAAAAGAAGACGCTACCACCGCCTCGTCCGCTATCAAAAAATGACTTTGATTGCAAATATTGTGAATTTAGTTCTACATGTCATGAGTCTAGTATATGGAATTCTCCTAATCTGGATGAGTTAAGGAGAAGGTTTTATAGTTTCGATAATTTTGAATAATAGGAGCACTAATGGATACTGAGCAGTTAAATAATGTGTTGAAGATACGTGGCGATAAAGAATTTCATCAGAATAACAAAGAAGGCAAGGCTTATGTTCGCAAGCTTGCATCTGCTATTTTGACAGTATTGGATAAATATGATGAAGTAAAATTAAAGGCAGTTGGCGCTCCTTCTGTGAATAACGCTGTTAAAGCTTTTATAGTCGCACGCAGTATGTCTAAAAACAAGGATATAGATTTGGTCTGTACAGCCGCTTTTGATGTTGCAGATTTTGGAGGTAATCAAAAGACTGCAATTATGTTTACAATATTTGCTGAGGAGCTGGAAGATGAGTGAAATCAACATTGAAGATAAGGTTAAATCTATAAGATCTATTGAGTCACAGATAGAAGATCTTGGTATTCAAAAGAAAGGGATAGACGCTCAGCTTAATGATCTAAAGTCTCAAAAAGAGACCTTACGCACAGAAATTGAGCAGGCAATGAACGAGACCAATTCTGTCTTTGCCAATCTTAGTGATGGTACTGAGATATCTATTAGAAATGGAATTAAATCATTTGAGTGGTCTTCTGATGATGATATAATTAAGTTCTTAAAATCTATGGGAAAATTTGAATCTATGTGTACCGTGGAAACAGTCATTAACAAAAAGAAAATTAAAAGCTTAATGGATGACCTATATGATTGCGATGGTCTTCCTGATTTTGTGAAGATCAAACAGGAAAAGGTTATGCAAATTCGCTCAACCCCAACGCCTTCATATTTTAACAAGCCACAATCAAAGTCATCGTCCAAGGACGCCTTCTCTGCTAGCATCGATGATTTTGATGATAGCGCATTAGATGGTATATAATTATGTCTCATGAAGCAATGTGTATAAATTTGGAATATGAACCCAACAATGACATGCTGATATGGACTTTGAGGTTTTTGCACGAGGGAGGTCCTCGAAGTATCGCATCTCCCGCTGCTAGTTTTGCAGAGGCAGTAGGGATTAATGGAAAAATTTCTAAAGACGACTGGGAACTATTTTGTAAAAAAATGAAAAACAAGAAAGTAAACTTTGTTTTACCAGAGGAAAAATAATGGAAAATGATTCCAAAAAATTAAAAATTAGAGTGTTTGGAGCAGCAGACTGCACATATTGCAAAAGATTGTGTGAAGAAATGTCTATGATAGGCGTGCCATATGACTTTATTGATGCAAATGCTGAAGAGAATAACTCAATATGCGACAAGTACAATATTGATAAATTGCCACATATTCAATGCTATGCCGATGCTGATAAGGATATAATTTGCGAGCATGCTGGTCCAATATCTGCTCAGGTATTTATGAACAAAGTATCTGAAAAAATAAGCGGCAAAAAAGGGTCAGCATTCCAAGGAAGAACTATTTGCAAAAATTGCAAGAAAAAATAAGATGGCTCAGCTAAACGAAGAACAAATTAAAGCAGTACAACATTTTAATGGACCGTGTCTGGTTAGTGCGTGTCCAGGCGCAGGTAAAACAAGAGTTATTACCTTTCGTGCCATTCATTTGATTCGCAAAGGCATATCTCCGCATCGTATTTTGCTTGTTACCTTTACCAATAAGGCTGCAAGAGAAATGCGTGACCGAATTGAAAAGCTTGCTCATGACAATAGTGTGTCTTCTTTTGGTATGATTGTTAGCACATTTCATAGTATGTGTTTAGAGATTATGAGAAAAAGCTCTACTATATCTAAAGACTATAAGCGTGCCAATATTCTTGATACAGATGATGTAGAATCATTAATAAAATCAATTAATGAAGAGCACGATATGTCTTTGGACAAAGATGAAATTCAAGGATTTATTCATGGCTATTCATCTTTAAGAGAAAAAGCGCTTAGTAAAGATTCTATTAGAGAAGAAATTGTAAAATTTAATGGAGTTTATGGAAATTTAATGGATTGTTTTGATCAATCCATGAATCATATGAATGCTCTTGATTTTAGCGCAATCATGTATAATTTTTGGCAAGAGCTTTTGAATAATGAAAATTTCCGCAAAGAAGTTCAAGAGATGTACGATTTTGTAATGATTGATGAGGTTCAGGATACAAACATTATTCAGTTTGAAATAGCAAAAATCATATGTGAGAAGCATAATAATGTATTTATGGTTGGAGATACTGATCAGAGCATATACCAATGGCGTGGTGCTAACCCTGGACAAGTTTCTCAATTTGTTAGATCAACTAATTGTACCATATATAGACTTACTAAAAACTACAGATGTACTGGAAGTATTACCAAAATTGCATCTTCTTTAATCAATCATAATTCTAATCGTCTAAACAGCGAAATTCTTTCACACAGGGATAGTGGCGAGCCGGTAAGACTGTCTGTCGCTTGCACAAGGGACGAGGAATCAGAGAATATAGCAAAAAACATCATTAAAATTAAGGCAAGCGGTATAAAAATGAAAGATGTGGCTATACTTGTAAGGGCCAGTCATCTTACCCGCAGCATTGAGCAGGCAATGATGAGGCACAATATTCCTTATTCAATAACTGGTGGCTTTAGATTTTATGACAGAGAAGAGATCAAAGACATTATTTCTATGTTGAGATTTGTCTATAATCCACGAGACGTAATAAGTTTTTCTAGATTTATGAATAAGCCACGTCGTGGATTGGGTAGCAAATGCGTGCAGGCTATAAGCGCCTCTTCGCTTAGGGGTGGTCTGACAAATGGTCTTCAACAATATCTATCTCAGTCAACTGACATGAAAGAAGCAAATAAGAATGCTATTTTTAGGTTGATAGAAAACATATTTAGTAAACCCGTCAAAGATATGCCATTGAAGGAATTGACGGAACACTTGGTGGAAGAAACAAAATATAAAGATTATCTTAAAACTTTTAAGGGAGATGTCCCTCAAGACAAGATGGATAACATACTTGAATTGATTAAGAGCATGGGGATATCTAATCAATCTATTGGAGAATTTTTGACATCTGTCTCTCTAATGTCTACCCCCAAAGAAGCTACAGAAGAAGACGTAATTAATTCCGTTAAGATTATGACTATGCATGCCTCAAAAGGTTTAGAATTTGGTAATGTATTTTTACCATGCATGGAAGAGGAGACATTGCCTCATAGACGATCTTTGGCAGAAGGGCCAAAAGGCCTTGAGGAGGAGCGCAGACTGGCTTATGTGGCCATTACGAGGGCAATGGACAGGTTGTGGATAAGCACTGCTCTTTTTGATGGCGGACGGGAAAGATCAATGAAAATGCCAAGTCGCTTCTTATTTGAAAGCGGTTTATGCGATAAGGATATTTATTATGAATTGGCTCAAGAGGCTAGAAACTCATACATGGCGTGATGTCCCTGTATGCATCTTGGGCGCAGGCCCAAGTCTTTTGCATTACAATTTTAGTAATTGCTTTAATTGTCATGTATTTGCAGTAAACAGCTCTATAATTAAAGTTAATTGGTCTGCAGCTTCTGACTCAGATATTTTACGTGTATGGATAAGTAATGACAGTTTATGCAGAAGATGGAGTTATTTTAGTAAAGTAAAAAATGATATATGTTTTAAGGTGGTTAGAGATTCTTGGTTGAAATATAAAGATGAATTACAAGATTTTATTTTCTTTAATCCGAGAAAAACTAAAGAAGATGTAATAGAAGAAGATGATGACGGATTGCTTTATAATTCTTCTGTACCTTCAGCGATAGATTTAGCAATCAAACTTGGTTTTAAGAACATATTTCTGTTTGGCATAGATCACGCTACTCAGGGCGAAAAGACGCATTTTTGGCAATATCTTCCAATTAATCAGCAGCCAAAAGAATGTGTTTTTGATAAAGGCAGAAAAATATATTTGTCTCCAGTTAGAATTATGCAACCAGTTGCAATGCAAAAAAATGTATGGAATATGAATATATCAGTATTTAATGCTCTTAAAGATCATGCAAACAAAAATGGCGTATCAATTATAAACGTTAATGATTCGAATACGCCAATACCATTTATTCATAGTAAGTTTATTGAAACAGGTTTAAGTAATTATGGGATTGTCCATATGCCAATTTCAAAATATTCATAAAGACAAGCTTGGCTTTTTGATTGGTTCTGGTCCTTCTTTGAAAGATTTTGACAGATCCATACTTGACAAGTATGTTACTATGACTGTCAATTCATCTATTTCATATCAACCTAATTGTGATTATTTTGTAAGCGATGATTGGTCTATTTCAAATTGGTCTTATTACATGAGAGATTTGGCACAATCTGATTGCGTTAAATTTTTATATGATAAAAAATTTCAAGGCAGAACTTTTCACTTAAAGCAACATCAGATCTGCATGTTTGAGCACACCTGGTATTTTGAGCCGCGTACAAATAAGTATAACATGAAAGGTTTGGTTGTTCACGATGACTGCAACAAGCCAATCATAGGTGCAAGAACAAGCTTGGCAAGTGGACTAAATATTTTATCAATTATGGGATGTAATCCAATAGTTCTTATAGGTTGTGATTGCAAAATGAATGGTGACAAAAGATATTTTTGGGAATATCCAGGTTATCATAAGCCAGTTAGACTTGACAGAAGGGCAATTGTTCCTCCATCTGTAAAAATTGCAGAAGGCCAAAAACAATGCAATGACATATTGGAATACTGGACTCTTTTTGATAAAATGAATAAAAATCCGCCTTCAAAAATTATAAATTCTACATCCGATTCAGATCTGAAAGTTTTTGAAAAAGAAAATTTACAGACAGTTTTAGAAAAATACGGAGAAAGAATTAAGTGAGTGAAAATTTTGCCTTTATACCAGCTCGGGCTGGATCAAAAGGTGTTATAAATAAGAATTTGCGCAATATTGGCAGCTTTAATTTACTTGAGCTTTCAATATTAAGCGCTTTGCAAAGTGAAATATTTACAAAAATATATGTGAGTTCTAATGGACATGAAATTCTTGATTGTGCTAAAAATATTGCAAAAAATGCAAACGCATCAAATATTGTTCAGTGTGTTGTCAGACCAGACTACTTGAGTGAGGATGGGTCAACTACTGAATCTGCGATGGAACACTTATTTGGTCAAATAGAATGTAGCGATTTTGATCGTTTTTATATATTGCAGCCCACATCCGTATTTAGGCATCAAGATCTTATATATAATTTTTATAAGAACTTTGAAGAATCTGGATGTCATTCTGGATTTACTGCGAATGCTGTTACTCCATTTTTATGGAATCGCGGTAATCCTCAGTATGATATATTAAAAAGAAAAATGCGTCAAGATCTTTCCAGTGATGAGTTGTTCTATCATGAAGATGGTAATATATTTGCCTTTCAGCATTATGTATTTAAGTCTTTAAATAATAGATTGGATGCTAATCCGTTTATTTATGAAACAAATGATATACAATCTTTGCAGATAGATACTGAATTCGATTTAGATTATTGTTCTTATATTTGCGAAAAAGATGTAGGAGTTGTAGAATGGACAAACAGTCTTGCACGCTTATTGCAGAGATAGGAGCATCTCACGCTGGATGTTTACAGCGCGCACTCATGCTTACTGAACTTGCCGCTCAAAATGGAGCGGATGTTGTAAAATTCCAAAAAAGAGATCCTATCTCTTCTGTTCCATCAGATATTGCAAATAAGCCACATCCAAATCCTCATTTTGCATATGGTGATACTTACTTAAGTCATAGAATTGCTCTTGAGCTATCTGTAGAAGATCATGTAAAATTAAAAGATAAATGCAATCATTTGGGGGTTAAGTATGCTTGCAGTGTTTGGGATTTAAAAAGTGCTAAAGAGATTATAAATATAAATCCATTTTTTATTAAAATACCAAGTGCATGCAATAAGCACGAGACGCTTATAGATTATTGTCTTTGTAATTTTGAAAAACAGATTCATATTAGTCTTGGCATGCTATCTCTTGTTGAAAGAAATATGCTTTTGCATAAATACAGTGGAAAAAATGTTGTGTTTTATCATACAACAACAGAGTATCCATGCCCATTTGAAAAACTTTATATTAAAGAAATATCTAAAATCGTTGAATTATATGGAACAGCAGGATTTAGCAATCATGGTTATGGCATAGCTTCTGATATTGCAGCCTTGGCTTTAGGAGCATCTTATATTGAAAGACACTTTATAGATGACAGGACATTTCGCCATACTGATGCAGCTGCCAGCTTAGAGCCTAGGGGGCTCAGTACTTTGAAGCGTGATTTACAGCATATTTCTTTAGGCTTGCAGTACAGGCCACATGGGTGCACTGAAGAAGAGGCAAGGCAGGCTTTAAAGCTAAGGAATTCTGAAAAATGATTATATTTTCAGACGTAGACGGCGTTTTAACGGATGGTTGTTATTATCAAAATGAGCATTTGGGAATAACCAAAGGCTTTAGTACTCGTGATTTTCATGCAATTAATAAATTTTCTGAACAAGGTTTTAAGTTTGTATTTTTAACTGTATCCCAAGACGCTTGTACAAAAAATAAATTTACATCATATGGTCTTAATCTAGTTTGCAATTGTCAAAATAAAAAAGATGCAATAGTAAATTTATGTGAAATGCATGATGATGTTCTTGCAGATTGCATATTTGTTGGAGATGGCCCTCAGGACTTAGAAGCAATGCTTTTATGCGGTAGGAGTTTTTGCCCGCACGACGCATCGTCTGTAGTTAAAAATTCTGTTTATGTAAAGAGACTTAGTTCTTGTGGTGGTCGTGGAGTAATCGATGAGATGCTTTATGAATGCTTTAAAGAGAAATATGAAAAAATACTATTATCATGAAGCTTGTTCACGTCATAGAAAAGTTTTTTACTTCTGGTGCAGCTTCTTCTTTAAAGCAGATATATGATTCTTTAAGTGATTCGTCTGTTATTACTTCTCAAAAAGTAATATGTCTAAAGAGTAGCGGATTTTCTAAGCCGACCCCCTCTTGGTTTCCTGTACCTGTAACAACCTATTCTTATCTAGAATTTTCAGCTATTACAAAAGCTTCTGAATATGAGAATGCCGTCTTTGTTTTTCACAAGTTAATGTGCTCTCCAGTAAAGATCATATCAAATTTATTGCTTAAAACTCAAAGACCAAATTTTGTTATTAACCACACCTACTCTGATCATTCAGCTTTTAATAGATTGTATAATTTTAATGCATGTGTATCTGTAAGTGAACACATGAGTAATAAAATGCGTTTATATAACAAGGGGCTGCAGTCGTTTGTCGTGAGGAATATAGTAGATTATGGCTATGCGTCTCAGTTCGTTCCTGACAATAAGGATAATAGTTATTTTAAATCTGGTAGAATTAACGCACTAAATGATATCAAATATAATGCTGACTTTGTGAGATGGATATGCAATCTAAACATAGGCAAACAGCATATGCATGAATATATAGGTGGTGGTCAATACCTTGGGCAAGCAACATCCATATGTGACTCGTCAACTAATCCACATAGTAAATGCATAATGCTTGGCTCAGTAAATGATGATGTTAAAAAATTTGCCAAGATTAAGTCTTGGGATGTATTTTTGTACCATATTAATCGTGCAGAGGGCACTAGCATGTCAGTACTTGAAAGTCTAGCTTCGGGAATTCCTGTAGTGTGCTCAAACCATCCTGGCAACAATGAATTGATCAAAAACGGAATTAATGGTTTTGTATTTAATGATTTTTCTGAGGCAGAAAAAACATTAAAAATGCTTGCAAACGATAACCAAAAACTTTTGGATATTCGCTCTTCTACTATAGATTGGGCTAGAAATAATCTTACTAAGCAAAAACTGAAAGAAAATTATGAAGCAGTTATACAAGAGATTGTAAAATCGCCATTAAAAATTGCTAAAAAACCTCATCATATAATTAGTAAGCTAAAGGATAGCACAAATAATCAGCTCATCTATAAAAATGATAAGCCTAAAAAAATTATTCAAGATAGATTGGCGCAAAGATCATCGCATCAGCGCTCAAGATCTCTTAGGCCAGTAAAGAAAAAAATATTAGGAAGCAATTTACTACAAAAACAAGAAGTAGTTAGTCAATCTAAGCAGGAAAGAAAAACATACGTACCTATCATTTTAGCATCAGAAATTGTTGATTATAAATTCACATCTGAATATATTGGAGTGCGCGGCATAAATGTCGATGTTAATTTTTGTTATGGCGACATAGACTTTAAGAGTATCGGTGAGAATGAATGCATAATTTTGGATACTAATAATTTTTTATTGATAAAACTTCCATTGTCAAATAACTTGGTGCCCAAAAATTCCGAAATAATCTTTATAGATAGTCATAATCTTAATCACATAAAAACACTTTAATAAAAAGAAACATAATGGGCAGAAGACGTAAAATAAAAAGAGTATATTTTAAAAAAACAAATATTGATATTTCAGAAGTTTTACAGCACGTCAGCTATGCTCAGCTAATGAGAAAAAATACAATATTTTATGTATCAGAATCAGACAGTCATACTGTGGATAATCTATTAAAAGACGCAAATGTTATTTACAATAGAACATACTTGGTGCGGAACAAAAGATATAAATATCAAATTGTAGTAAAACCTGGAGATGAAAAGCAATCAGTCGATATAGTTACTGAGTTTATCAATAATTTCAAACTTAAGGAGAAAAAATGATAAGAAAGTTACAGGCATATGTTAATGATGATGGGATTAAGATTGAGCACATTGAGGGAGTTTCTGAAGCTGACAAGGTAGAGTTCTCTTACTTTGGTGTTGCTCAAATGGTTACTAATTTTGGCCAGTCTGAAGTGCGTTTTGTAATTTCAGCTGAAAACCTTGAAGAAGCTTTCTCTAAGTATGAGGACGAGCTTAAGAAGTTCTCAGACGAGATGAAGAAGCAGATCACTCAGCGGCAGCAGGCTGCTGCAGCTGCCCAGCAGAGCGGTGTCCCAGCTTCTGATGAGCAGATAGATCTTAAGCTTGTTCAGGAAGCTAATTAATTAGTCAGAGCATATGAGCAAGTTAAATGAAATTGGCATTTTGCAGCGATTTGTGTGATGGGTTGTTCGAAGTCAAAAATGACTTAGACTGTCTTATTTGCTGCGGAAATTTTTTGCCAATTTATGATAAAGAATTGCTCACTTGGAACATAACAAATCAGGTAGATTGGGTAGACTCAACTCTTAATAAATGGATTGAGCGCTACCCTTCTACCTGTTTTGTTTTTAGCGGAGGTCCAAATGATCATTTGGCAAAATTTTATGGATCTCATACTAATTATTACATTAAAGCAAACTATATACAAGACGAATTGCTTTATTTTAAGGGCTTAAATATCTACTCAATGCCTTGGCTTCCGCCACATGCATCCGAAATGGAGCCAAACGCTTTTAAAACAAAAGATGCGTCTTTGTATATAGCTGCTGTTGATAGTATTCCAGAAGAAACTGATATTTTAATTACCTGGAATCACTGCTATGTGCATAAGAATTGCAAAGACATTGCTGAGCAGGGCGACCTATATCTTAAGAAAAAAGTACAATCTTTGCCAAATTTAAAGATTCATTCCTTTGGTCAGCCTGTAGAGGATAATGTTATATTGCATTCGTCCAAGCATCTTGTTGTGTCATCTAATAGGGCTCGTGTTGGGCCTTACACGACAGTGCAAATTTGATGGAGAACATATGAACGCTGAAGATATTAGTAGGTTAGTACACGGTTGTGAGGTTACGGATTTTAAAGATTCAGATCTCGAAGGTCATGTCGGGATTGTGATCATGCATAATTATCTTTCTAGGCCAAACTTTGATTTGGATAGATTTATTAAAGATAATAAGTTAGACAGAACAATGTGCATAAATGTTTCTGATCGTCTTGAACATAATGGGTTATACTGTAAGTACAGTTGGCCATGGCGCTCGCGCATATCATTGCTTTCAGCGCTTAAGCACAAGAGCAAAGCTACGGTTCGTGACTGGTGTCATATTGCTGGAATTTCTTCAGGCTACGTTGGGAAGTAAATAGTGAAGCCTGCAAGAAAAATAGCACATAAGATTGCAGATATTGTTCTTAAATCTGCAAACAATTCACTCGATCCAGATCGTATGAAAAATATGTACGCCAGTTCCTCTGCTCTGTCCAGCGCTGAAGGTGTTGAGATGGACCCAGAAAAGGGCGGGGCAATTTTAAATATTTGGATTGATTCTATCGTTGAGCATGTTTCTACCTGTAAGGACAGAATCATATCTGATTACGTTCTTGACTTGATAGAGAATACGCAAAAGCATTTTGAGAATAACTATAATGAAGAAGAGCTAAGTGCCATAGTGTCGATTATGGATATTCCAGCTTTTCAGAAATTATGGTCTGATGATGCAGTGTTTAATATTATTGCCGACTCTAAGGAAGGCTTCAATAAGCACATCATCAAAGAGATGCAATCGGAAGAATGTTTAAATGTTATGCAAAAAAAGTTACATACTATGTTGGCGGGTAATGGGTTTGACGATAAATTAGATACATCCGATTAAGGATAAAACAAAAGGAGATTAGCTATGATGATTTATAAGAGAGTTGTTTCAACGAAGCGTCACACGGTTGGTTACATGGTCACTGGCGTTGGCGAGGTTTCTCGTCGCGAGGCAGTTCGCCTCACCAAGGCTGGTAAGATTAAGGGCGTTCGCGTTGCACGCGGACCAAAGGGTGAGTACATTGCGAGCAGTACTTCTCGCAATCTATACAGTCTCCCAATCGTAATGGCTAGTGCTCGTCGCAGCGAGCGTCGCACCAAGCGCTAATTTTTATAGGTAGAGTTTGTCGAAATAATAGGGAAGGCCATATGGCCTTCCCTATTATGCTTTTAGTAAGAGAATTAGAAATTCCGTCTACGATTACCGCATCTTTAAAATGCAATCATAGCTATTTTCCTTTTTGTAGTTTCTTTTATGGAGAAGAGCCTTCCACTGAACATTTTGTTAATAAAGATTTTGAATTTGAGTTACTTAAAAAAGTTCAAAACAATTCTTTTTCTTTTGAAATAGAAGAACGTAATGCGTTGTATTTTTATGCAGTTATAAAAAGGCTGACAATCTTAAAGAGAGCGAAAGATGTTTCGGTATGTTCATTATTTTATCTTGCCAACATGTCTTATAGGCAAGAGTTAATAAACATGTGGCAAGATTTATATTTGCATCCATTATTTATTATTAAAAACAATGGAGTTATAGAGGAAGATTTTATACTCACGGAGTTGGCAGAATCAATTAACAAAAATAGTTTTGAGATTCAAAATAGACACATGTCGTCTGACGTTAGTTACGTTGATAAGATTGATTTTAGATTAAAAAGATTTGTAGATTTATATCACGACTTATTGGATGAAAGAATTTTTAAACAATCTACTATCTTGCAAGAATACGTAGGTAAAAAGAATGATACTCAAAGCGTTTGTTATGATAAAAATATTGATACTTTTATAGAACAGTTTCCATACCTACATAAAGATATCATATTAGTATTGCTTTATCATGTTGTTCATAATAAATTTCTGAGCGCAGTGAATGGTCACATAGTGGCAAAGCCCAGGTTTATTCATGATTCTAAAATGTTGATTAATCAAGAAAGCAAAAACTTTATTAAAGAACTGAAGGAGCTGCACAGTTCCATGCTAGGAAATTCTCACATACTTGTTAGGTGTGACGACAAAGATGTATGTAAATTATTCAAGAAAGCTTCTTATGTCAAAATGTGAATGGATTGAAATGACGGATGTAAGAGATTTGGGAGTTTCACTAATAGATAAATATCCAAATCAGTTTGGCCACATTCTTATAGATAGAATGAAGTTGATTGGGCTAACAAATGCAAAGCCGCCTAGAGAGGGCGCTAAAATATGGAACTTTATTTCTATTCAAACTCCAGTAAACGAGCTAATAGGGATAGATATAGTTGGGCTGATACACTTTGACTCGTGGTCAAATTTAGACGATAAAGCAAGAGCTTTAATTATTGCTTCAATGCTTTCGTGTATTGAATGGAAAGATCGCCTTACTGTTAAGGGCTATGATTTACATGATTCGAAAAACATGATAATCAATTTTGGAGTTGATTACGAAAACAACCCAGAATCGCCCGATATACTTAATACAAACTACAACTGGAGGACAGTATGATAGAAATATGGATGAGAGATGAATATGGACAAGCAAACATTCAGGGACGTGTTGCAGATTTCAGTGCAGCCATTACACGTGGCCATGAGCTGTTAGACTCTTACAATATGGATAATGCTCTTACTTCAGCAGAAAAAGATAAAAATTGGGAATGCTTTATACCTATATGCACAGAGATACCAGATATGGTATATGGCGGGAAAATTAGAGGCTCTGTTGATTTTTTCTTTGACCCCAAGGATGGAACAATCAAAGAGACAAAGTCTGCTAAAATTCTGCTTGGCAAGAAGAATGGTCAATTCTGGTATGCCAAGGATCATAAAAATAAAGAGCTAGATTCTCTTAGTGACAGCAGTCTATCTAATAAAGCTTATATATTTTTTAAGAAGGTTTGAACCACATGAAGGCAGTTATCGCTATTGCTGGATGCAAAAATTCCGGCAAAAGTAGTCTTTGCAAATATATATCATTTCTTGTAGCAAGAGTAGACGGGTTAATTGCAAATGATATGTTTGCTGGAGCTTTTGAAAATAAGAATTTGGCTCAAGTTGCTAAGGACGGCAGTAAAAAGGTATATCTTAGCCAAGATGGATCTACATATAATGAAGCTAAATTAATTCATGAACCAAATGTGGACTTTGTTAGTTTTGCAGATCCAGTGAAAGACATATGTGTGAATACACTTGGATTAACTGACGATCAAGTATATGGTACAGATCAAGAAAAAAATACTTTCACTAAATACTTATGGGAAAATATGCCAGGTCATATTAAGAATGGTTATGGTGGAGAAAAATCTGGAAATTTAACTGCTCGTGAAGTAATGCAAATTGTCGGCACAGATATTTTTAGAAACTATTTTTCTAAAAATGTTTGGGTTGATTGTTTAATGTCTAGAGTGCATCATTCTTCTGCCGATGTAGTGCTAGTGGATGACTTGCGATTTGACAGCGAAGCAGAAGCTCTCATGGCTCATGGAGCAATGGTAATTCATCTCCAGAGGATGTGGGGCAGGGGCGGTTTACATAAAAGTGAAAACGGATTAAATCTTGATTTGTTTAAGGGATATCCTCATTTTTGCAGCGTTCCAGACATAGATATAATGGCAAAAAACGATA